CCGCCCAGTGCGGGGTTTGTTATTTCTGGAGTCATTCCATGGCCGATATCGGCATTTTTGAAGATGACGCGTTCAGCGTCTCAAGCCTCACCACCGCCATCAACGAGCAGGAATATCTGCCGGGTCGTATCTCCAGCATGGGTTTGTTCGAGGAGGAGGGCGTGACCACCCTTACGGTTCAGATCGAGAAGGACGGCGACACGCTGGCGCTGGTGCCTGCCGGCGAGCGGGGTACTTCGGGCCTGGTAGTGGGCGGCAGCAAGCGCGTGCTCATTCCGTTCAACACCGTGCACCTGCCGCAGCGCTTCAGCATCAAAGCGGATGAGATTCAAGGTATCCGCGCGTTTGGCACTCAGGGGGAATTGCAGGCCGTACAGGACGTGGTGAACAAGCGGCTCGCCAAGGCCAGACGTCAGCTGGACGTTACCCATGAGTTTCAACGCATGGGGGCGATCAAGGGCCAGGTCCTTGATGCCGACGGCAGCACGGTCCTTCTCGACATTTACGCGCGCTTCGGTGTGCAGCGCCAAAGCATGCCCATGGAGTTCGCTAACCCCGACACGCTGGTTCAGGTCAAGTGCGTCGAAGCGCTCGACATGCAAGAAGACGCGCTGGGCAGCGTGACCAGCAGCGGCTCGCGAGGGTTTTGCGGCAAAACGTTCTGGTCGGAGCTCATCTCTCACCCTTCAGTGGTGAACACGTATAAGGCGACGCTTCAGGCAGCTGCCTTGCGCGGCGACGGCCGAGAATCTTTTGATTTCGGCGGCATCACCTGGGAGCGCTATCGCGGCAAAGTGGCCGGGGTCGCTTTCATCGCTGACGACGAGGCGCAGCTGGTGCCGGAGGGTGTGCCGGAGCTGTTCAAGTCCGCCTTCGCACCGGCGGACTACATGGAGACCGTCAACACGCTGGGCATTCCGTATTACAGCAAGATGGAGCTTATGCCTTTCGGCAAGGGTGTCGACGGCGAGGCGCAGTCCAACCCGCTGCACCTTTGCACACGTCCGCGCGCAGTCATCCGGCTGACCCTTTGATCATGGGCTTTCGAGACCTGGTGGCAGAGGTTGATGACACCGTCTTCAACACGCTGGCTGACACCGCCGTGATTGAGGGCCGACCGGTGCTCGGTATGTTCGCCGCGCCCTGGCTGCAGCCTCAGTTCGGGAAGCTGAACACGGGGCTTCGCGAGCCGAGCTTCGTGATGCGCACAGCGGATGCCGGGGAGGTGGATCAAGGCCAAGGCCTCACGATCGACCTGCCCAAACTGGACGGCGGCGGCGAGTACATCATTGTGCGACTGGAGCCTGACGGCGCCGGTCTTGTCGCTCTCGTCTTGAGGCTCAAGCCATGAGTATCGGTTCGTTCTACAAAACGTCGGCCAGCAGTGGGCTCATCACCATTCAGCCCTCGACGGCCGACCTCAAGGCCTTCACCGACTTTGCCCAGCTGGTGCCGAAAGCCGCCGCCAATGCCCAGCGGCGCGCGATCAACAAAACGCTGGGCTGGTTGCGCACCCACATCGCCCGTGAGGTTGGCCGCAAAGAAGGCATCGCGATGCGCGCGGTGCGGCAGCGTCTGCGAGCGTATTCGGTCAAGGCTGGCAGCACGCAGGGGAAATTGTGGTTCGGGCTCAACCCCATCGAATCCAGCCGCACCGGCCGGGCGCGCCAGACCGCGTCGGGCGTGTCAGTCGGGCGACGGCGCTACAAGGGGGCGTTCTACAAGAAGGTCTACGGCAACCGTCCGGACATCTGGATTCGCACTGCCAGCAAGCAGTTCAACGCGCGGGATTACCCGGAGAGCGACGTCTCTGCTGTCGCCGGCGTCAGCTCTGGCTGGGTAGCCGAGAACGACAACCGCTTCCCGCTGGCCAAGGCGAAGGTCGCGATCGAGGACGCCAGAGCGCTGTTCGATAGCTGGGCACGGCGAGCTGACGAACGCTTGCTGCACATTCTCAAACAGGAGCTGAATTTTGAACTGCAAAAATACCTGCGACGAACCGTCGACTGATGAGCAACCGCTCACGCTTAGCAGGTTCATGACCGCTGTTGAGGAGCAGATCCGCGAGCAGATGTCCGGGTTCCAGACCGTGGCGGTATGGCCGGACATTAGGGATCGGGTCCAGCTCCCCGCGCTGCTGCTCGAACTTGGCGAGGTGGAGCCGGGGCACGATCCCGGTACCGGAGAAGTCCCCTTAATCTGCCGAATGGATGGCTATGTGGTCGTCGCCGCCGAACAGGCCGGGCATCACCAGCAGGCCGCACATCTGGCCACTCAACTCGCCGTAATGCTTCGGGCCCAGTACTGGGACCTTGATCACGTCGATGCAGCCGAGTTTGTGCAGGCCGGGCCTGACTGGAGCCGGCCGGAGCTCGATGGCTACACCGTCTGGAAAGTTGAGTGGACTCAGGAGATCAACCTGGGTGAGGAACAATGGCCCTGGCCTGATACGGCGCCGGCTTTCCTGGAACCTGAGCTGGACCCTGATCAGGTCGAAATCGAGGTCGGAATCGTATGAGCCGCGAAGCCCTCGCTGAACACGACCGAATGATCGGCGCCATGCTGATGCCCGGCCATGTGGTGGCTGTCGACACCGTCGAGGGGAAAGTGCGAATCGACTCCCGCGGCTGGGTGAGCCCATGGGTGCGTTGGCACAGTCAGGCCGCAGGCAAGGCCCGGCATTGGCGCGCGCCGAGCATCAACGAGAAGGGGAGCCTGCTTTGCCCCCACGGGCAACCTGGTCTTGGGCGCTTCATCGCCGGGCTTTACAGCGACACCTATCCGCAGCCAGATAACCGTGATCACGTCGAGGTCTGGCGGTTCGATGATGGCGGCTCACTGGTTTATGACTGGGAGGCCAGCACGTACGACATCACTCTGCCGACCGGTACCGGCACGATCAAGGTGGGCGGGTCGACCATCGTTGTATCAGACGGTGGGGTCACGATCACCTCAGGATCGATCAAGCTGGCTGGGCCCACTGAGATCGCCGGCCCCCTGACGGTCTCCGGCGATATAACGGGGCTCGGCATGATCATCGATGCCGGTGGCAACACGCCTAACCACGTCCATTGAGTTACACAAACACCAGCCCGTCGAGTACGGGCTTTTTTGTACCTGGAGAACTCCCTTATGAGCAAGTCACGGGCCGAGCCAAGCACGGCAATCGTCAACCTTCAAACGCTGGGCTCGGTGGAGGAACCCGCTGCTGCAGTAAGCGTGAAGAAAGACGCGGCCGAAGCCACGCACGTGTTCCGCGACACGCTGTACATGTCGCGAACGCTGATCACCCCGAACGGCAGGACCATAGCCGTAGCCAAGGGCCGCGCGGTCGCCACCACCGATGCCGATCTGCAATACCTCAGCTGGCATCCGGATCTGGTACGCCTGCAGGAGGACTGATTGATGATCGGAATGGACCGCGTCACCGGCAAGCCCCTGACAGGCCTCGCTCATCTGCGTCAGTCCATCGGCGACATTCTCTCGACGCCGCTCGGCTCTCGTCGCATGCGGCCCGAGTACGGTAGCGCTCTTCGGCGTTACGTGGATTTGCCGGTGACCGAGGGCTGGAAGGGCGCGGTTCAGGCCGAGGCCGCTCGGGCGCTGGGTCGGTATGAGCCTCGGGTTGTGATTTCCAGCATCCAGGCCGTGGCGGTGGCCGGCGGCAAAATCTCCTTTCGCCTTACTGCTGATTACGAAGGCGAGCGCGTACTGCTGGAGGTGGCTGCATGAACATCGTCGACCTTTCGGGTCTGTCGGTACCCGATGTATTGGAGCCGCTGGATTTCGAGGACATCTACGCCGAAGAGCTTGCGCGGTTTCGGTTGCTGATGGGCGACAACTGGACGGCGCCGCTGGAAAGCGACCCGGTGGTCAAGCTGCTGGAGGTTGCGGCGTATCGCAAGATGGCCAACAGGGCGCGGGTCAATGACGCCGCCAAGGCGCTGCTTCTTCCGTATGCGAAGCGCGCCGATCTGGAGCAACTGGCGGCAAGGGTCAATCTGAAGCGCCTGGTCATCCAGCCTGAGGATCTGACGGCAGTGCCGCCGACGTTGGAAGTACTCGAGGAAGACGACGCCCTGCGCGAGCGCATCCAGATGCGCTGGGAAGGGCTCACCACGGCGGGGTCACGCAGTAGCTACATTCTGCATGCTCGTAACGCCTCCGCGCTGGTGGCCGATGCAACGGCCATCAGCCCGTCACCTGCAGTAGCAGTGGTCACGATTCAGCAGCTGCAGGGCGATGGCGTCGCGACGCCTGAGTTGCTCGCCCATGTTCAGGCTTACCTGAGCGATGAGGACCTGCGACCCATCGGTGACCGGCTCACGGTGCAGAGCGCCGAGGTGCTGCCGTACACCATCGACGCGGTCATTCACCCCGTCGGCAGCGGGTCGGAGAACGAAGCCATCCTGGCCGAATGCCGCAAGCGACTCGCCGCGTGGGTTAACCCGCGCCGTCGTCTGGGTGTGGAAATAGCGCGCTCGGCGATTGATGCGCAACTGCACATTACCGGCGTGCGTCGCGTCGAGCTGGTCGACTGGCAAGACGTCAAACCGACTCAGGTCCAGGCCGCTTACTGCACCGCCTATGACGTGAGACTAGGGGCATGACATGACAAGTCTTTTACCCCTCAACAGCACGCAGCTGGAGCGCGCGATCGAGGATGCCACTGACGACATCACGCCGGTACCGCTGCGCTCGATCTACAACCCGGACACCTGCCCGGTCGCACTACTGCCGTTTCTGGCGTGGGAGTGCTCGGTGGACCGCTGGAGCGAAGAGTGGACCGATGGCGCCAAGCGGGCGGCGATCCGGTCTTCGTTCTACGTCCACGCGCACAAAGGCACCATCGGAGCACTGCGCCGCGTCGTTGAACCGTTGGGCTACCTGATCGAGGTGGTGGAGTGGTGGGAGAGCTGCCCGGAGGGGGTGCCTGGCACGTTCGCGTTGAAGGTCGGCGTGCTCGATACCGGCATCACTGAGGAGATGTATCAGGAGCTGATCTGGCTCATCGATGACGCCAAGCCCCTATCGCGGCATCTGACGGGCCTTGCGATCAGCCTGGAAACCGCCGGCAGCTTTACTCTGGCCGCCTGCCAGTATGACGGTGATGAGCTCGACATCTACCCACCGGCGCTCGCAGATATTGAAGTCCAGGGCAGCTTTGGCATGGGCGGGCGGGACACAACAATTGACTGCATGGATGTATACGCATGACTGATCAGAATTCGCAGTTCTTTGCGATCCTCACCAACGTAGGGGCGGCAAAGCAGGCCAACGCTGACGCGCTGGGTGTGCCGTGGAAAATAACGGAAATGGGCGTCGGGGATGCCAACGAAAAAGAATTCGTACCGTTGCCCGAGCAGACGGCGCTGATTAACGAGCAACGACGGGCGCCGCTCAACGAGTTGAAAGTTGATCCTGCCAACACGGCAATTATCATTGCCGAGCAAGTCATTCCTGCTGAAGTCGGAGGCTGGTGGATACGCGAGATTGGGCTATACGACGCGGACGGCGATCTAATCGCAATTGCCAATTGCGCACCGTCTTTCAAGCCGCTCTTGGCGCAGGGTTCGGGACGTACCCAAGTCATCCGACTCAACATACAAGTCAGCAACTCTAGCAACGTCGAGCTAAAGATCGACCCCAGCGTCGTGCTTGCAACAAGGGAGTACGTCGACCGGACCCGCATCAGGATCTTGGGGGAACTGGCCACCCGCATTTTCAGGGTCGAAACCTCAAGGGCGCTAACCCGCAAGGAGATGGGGCTTGTCTTGATCGATGCGGGTGAAGGCAACCGTGAGATCAGTCTTCCGGCTTCAAAGTCCGTCGCTACGGCTGACGTGCTGCTGCAGCGTGTCGACAACAGTGGCAATCGGCTTGAGATCAAAGCTTACGCGGGCGACCGGGTGATGTTTCACACGCACCTGAACCCTGCAGGGTATCCATTTTTCGTGCTGATGGGGGCGGGCGACTGGTGGCATCTGCGCAGCGATGGTCGAGGTAGCTGGTGGCTGATCGGTCGTTACGACAGCACGCCCGTCGGAAGGCCTGTAATGGAGACAACTCTTGCGTTTCCTCCGGGTGGCTACGGCCCGCCAAATGGTGCGCAGTACAAACGTTCAGAATGGCCATGGCTTTGGGACCACGCAAGGCTGTCCGGCATTTTGGCTGATGGCGCTGCGGAAGGGACTGAAGGCTTCTGGGGAGCGGGAGACGGAAAGTCAACGTTCCGGGGGCCTGAATTTCGGGGGGAGTTCCTTCGAATTCACGATGAGGGAAGAGGAGTCGATGCCGGTCGTGTGGCCGGCAGTTATCAAGGCTTCGATATTCAGTCCCACAACCACCTTATGGAATTCAACCTCGACCGTAGTTCCGGGGTGCTCGGGAACGCTGTCTATGGGGACGAATCTTTCTACGGCACCGGAACGGTTGCCAGCAACGCGTCCGGTGGCACAGAAACGCGTCCTCGAAACATCGCCTATCCGGGGCGAATCAAGCTAATTTGAGGTGAGCATGTTTATCTACCTTCTCGACACCTCGTCCGTGTGTAGTGGTCCGGTCGAGCTCCCTGTGGTACCCGGATTAGGCGCCCAGTTACCGGGAAACGCGCTGTCGCTTGAAACCGAACTCCCGTTGCCTCCTGAGGGCTATGTGTGGGTATATCGGGATCAAAAGCTTGAGCAAATAGTGGACCGCCGAGGCACGGCATACGACACAAGCACGGGAAAGGATCAAGCATGGAACGAGGTGGGCGAATTACCGGAGGGGCTCACGCATCTGCCTTGGCCCGGCGTGCATCATGTATGGAAAGACGGTGCTTGGCTGTTGGACTCTGAGGCGCAGGCTGTTGCAGCTATTGATCGTGTGTTGGGCGAGCGTGACGGCCTCCTTTACGAAGCCGGTCTGCGGATAGCGCCTTTGCAGGATGCGGTGGATCTGGGGACAACTACAGAGGCTGAGCAGGCTGCTTTGCTTGAATGGAAAGCCTATCGCGTTGATCTCAACCGCATTGAGGATCAGCCAGGATTCCCGTCTGAAATAGATTGGCCTGCGCAACCCGAATCCATGAGGCATCCCCGAGCAGCCAGGTGAGTTCGCTTTCCCTCTGATACCTGAGTTGATTTTGTTTACGAAGCCCCGCCATGCGGGGCTTTTTCATTTCTGGAGATTGCTCTATGAGCACCGATTTTTTCCACGGCGTCACGGTCACGAACCTGGACGTCGGCGCGAGGGTCATTTCTTTGCCCTCGTCCTCGATCATTGGCCTGTGCGACACCTTCACGCCCGGCCCGGGCGCGGACGGCACACCCACGGCCGACGATAACGAAGTCAAACTGATCACCAACGAGCGCGAGGCGATCGCTGCATGGGGGCCTGACGCTCCAATCACCAAAGCATGCAAGGCCATCTACACCCGCGCCAAGGCGGTCATCGTCGCGTGTGGAGTCGCAAAAAAGGATGACCCCGCCGAGCAGATCTCGGCAATCATCGGCGGCGTTCTCGCCTCCGGCAAACGAACCGGGTTGCAGGCGCTGCTCGATGGCAAAAGCAAGTTCAACGCCCAGCCCCGTTTGCTGATCGCGCCGAAGCACTCGGCGACGCAGGCGATTGCCACGGCGATGGACGGACTGGCCGGCAAGCTGCGAGCAATCGCCATTATCGATGGGCCCAACAGCAACGACGAAGACGCTTTGGAGTACGCGGAGAACTTCGGCAGCAAGCGTGTATTCCTGGTCGATCCCGGTGTGCAGTTCTGGGACACCAGCGCGAACGGCACCGTCGACTCGCCGGCATCAGCATTCGTCGCCGGCCTGTTCGCATGGACCGACAACGAGTACGGCTTTTGGGCGTCCCCGTCGAACAAAGAGTTTGTCGGCATCACCGGCACGTCGCGGCCGATCGAGTTTCTGGACGGCGACACCACCTGCCGGGCCAACCTGCTGAACGCCGCGAACATCACCACCATCATCCGCGACGACGGTTATCGCCTGTGGGGCAACCGCACACGCTCCAGCGATCCGAAGTGGGCGTTCGTCACTCGCGTCCGGACGATGGACATCGTGATGGACGCGATCCTGTATGGCCACAAATGGGCCGTCGACCGCTCGATCACTAAGACCTACATCAAGGACGTCACCGAAGGCCTGCAGAACTTCATGCGCGACCTGAAGAATCAAGGCGCGATCATCAACTTCGAGGTGTATGCCGACCCTGAGCGCAACACCGCCAGCCAACTGGAGCAGGGCAAGGTGTATTGGGTGATTCGCTTCACCGACGTGCCACCTGCAGAAAACCCGAACTTCCTCGTTGAAGTCACCGATCAGTGGCTCACCGAAGTCCTCGACACATAAGCCTAAGAGTGCCAACCAATGACGCCACAGACATTATTCAACACCAACCTGTTCATCGACGGCATCAGCTTCTCTGGCGACATCCCTGAACTGACACTGCCGAAGATCGCCGTCAAGACGGAGGGCTACCGTGCTGGCGGCATGGACGGCGAGATCGACATGGACGTGGGGTTGGAAAAGCTCGAAGCCTCGTTCGCGGCCAACGGCGTCCGCCAGCAAGCAATGAAATTCGTCGGTCTGGCTGACCAGACTGCCTTTAACGGCTCCTTCCGTGGTTCGTTCAAAGAGCAGAAGGGTCGCTTCGTAGGCGTCACCGCGACGATCCGGGGGATGCTCAAAGAGCTGGATCCCGGCAGTTGGAAATCCGGCGACAAGGCCGAGTTCAAGTACTCGGTCGGTGTGTCGTATTACAAGCTGGAGATCGACGGCGTGGTCATCTTCGAAATCGACCCGGTGAACTCGGTGCGCGTCATCAACGGCGTCGACCAGCTTCAGCAAATGCGCAACCAGTTAGGCATCTAAGGATTATTCATGAGCACAGAAAACCCCGTTGACGGCCTGCCGACTTGGCTCGCCGTGACCGACCAAGGCGTCACCGTGACGCTTTCGACACCGGCCCTGATCACCAACATCAAGGTCGAAAAGCTGCACATGCGTACCCCGACCGTGCGCGACCTCCGTGCCTGCCAGAAGGCTCATCCCAACGACGAGCTGGCCGTCGACGCAATGATGTTCTGCAGCCTTGCCGAAATCGGCGCCGAGGATCTCGAAAAGCTCACGCTAAAGGACTATGAGCGCGTGAAGCGCGGCTACTTTCGCATGGTTGAAGAAGACGCAGTTTGACCCGTCGCTGTTGCGTCAGCTGGCCATACGTCTGTCCAGAGAAACGGGCTTCACGCTGAACGAGATCGAGACGATGCCGTTTTACGACATGGTGTGGTGGCTCAGTGAATGAGCTACCCAGCAACGTAAAGCCGTGAGCGAAGGGCTATGAAATGGCAAAACAATTAGCGCTCGGCCTGGTGATCGGCGGCGCCGTCAGCAAGTCGGTGGGCGTTGCATTCAAAGACGTGGAGGGTCGGGTCAAGAAGCTTGAGTCGACCGCGAGCAAGACCCGGGTGCTGCAGTCCGTCATCGGTGAAACCCGCAAGCTGCAGGACGAATGGCGAAAGGCGCATGCCGTTGGCTCATCCTCCGCTGACGGGCTACGCCGCAAGCTTGACGCGAATCTCGACGCTCTGCGCAAGCAGGGCGTTCAGGTCCGCAACCTCGGGCAGGCTTACGAACAGATGGGCCGCAAGGCTCGCTCTGCAGAGCTGAAGTCCACCGGCCACACACAAATGAAACAAGGCGCGGCGGGCCTGCGTAACACCGCCGCGGTGACGGCTGGTGCGGCGGCGGCCACGATGATCGTGCCGACGAAGGTCAGTGCCAACTACCGCGCGATGGTGCGAGACATCGCGATCAAGGCGGCCATTGCCAATACACCCGAAGAACAGCAAGTCTCCGACAGGATCATCAGCACCTCCCGTGACACCGGCATGGCGCGCAACGAAGTCGCCGACGTGATCAACGCGCTGGTCGGCGCGGGCATGGATCTCAAGCAGGCGATGGAATACGCGCCGGTGGCAGCCAAGTTCGTGATCGGCCAGGGTGCTGAAGCGACTGACACCGCGACGATGATTAACGCGTTGGGGCAGAACGCGCGGATCACCGATCCAAAGGACATGCAGAAGGCGCTCGAAGCGATAGCCTTTCAGGGGCAGGCCGGGAGCTTTGAAGCCAGCGATATGGCCAAGTGGTTCCCGCAATTGCTTTCAAGCATGGGCAGGTTGGGCATTACTGGCAATGACGCCGTTACGCAGCTAGGTGCAATGCTCCAGGTACAGATGAAAACGGCTGGCAGCTCGGATGAAGCCGCGAATAACCTGAAGAACTGGATCGACAAGATTGGGTCGACGGACGTCGTCAAGGCTTACAAGGACGCCGGTATCGATTACCAGAGTTCGCTGAACAGCGGCCTCAAGCGTGGGCTTTCCACAGTCGAATCAAGCTTTGCCCTGGCGCAACGCTACATCGAGGCAACCAACCCGGCACAAGCCAAGGCCATGTCCAAGGCGATGGAGGACATCGGCAACGAGGCGGATCCAGCAAAAGCCCAGGCAATGATGACGTCACTCGAACAAGCGCTACGCACCGGCGACCTGTTTGCTGACAGCCAAGTGAAAGCTGCTCTCGCCGCCTATATGCAGGGCAAGGGCCTCTACGAGAAACTGAAAACAGACTCGGCAAGCGCCGCCGGCATTCTTGACAAGAACCTGAGGGAACGACGGGAAACCTCGGCGCAGCTCTGGAAAGAAACCAGCCAAGCCATTGACGATGCATTGCGCAGCGCCGGCGACGCCATGCAGCCGGTCACTGACAAGTTCGCCTCGGGCCTGACCTCCATCGCCAAAGGGCTTGCTTCCGTCAGCGATGAGTCGCCGAAACTGGTGACGGGTCTGCTGGGCATTGGCGCTGCTATCGCAACGGCTGCGGCCGCGTACAGCAGCTTCAAAATCGCGAAGGGGATGATGAACGTCGCGCGCGGCACGCTGATGGGCAATCCCAACATCGTCCAGAAGGTTGCGATCGTCAGTGGCCTCGCCGGCGCAGGCGCAGATCTGGGCGGCAGCGACAGAGAGGGGCGCCGCAAACGCCGTATCGGTCGCGGTCGTCGGGCCGTCAGTGTTCCGGAGAAGCCAGTAACGGCGGGCAAGCCTCGCGTGCGTGTGTATTCGAACGGCGCGCCGCACGCGCCGAAGACGCTCAGTGATTGGAAGCCACCTGGCGCGACACCTAAACCGCTGGCCACCTCGGTTGCATCTGCCAAGCCGTCGGGTATTCGGCTCGGCAAGCTCGGTGGCTTGGGAAAAAGCAATCCTGCAGCCGCCGTGTTTGACGCGGCCCTCAACGCCAAAGACGTCTACGACAACGCAAAAACCCGCGATGAAAAAGCGGAAGGGTATGGCGATGCCGCTGGCACCTTGGCAGGTACGTTGGCCGGGGCCGCTGCCGGCGCTGCCATCGGCTCCGTGGTTCCAATCATCGGAACAGCAATTGGCGGATTGATCGGCGGCGTCCTCGGCGGCATGGGCGGTGGTCGATTGGGTGGCGTCGTGGGCAAGTCGCTGTTTGGCGGCCCTGAGACGTCTGCTGCAGCAACTTCACGGCCGGCGGTTTCATTGCTGGTCGGAGATCATCCCGGGCCTGCCGTGCCAATGCTGACGAGCATGGGCGCATCGTTTGCTCCCAAGGACCCGCGTATCACTTCCAGTGGCGCGCTGGCAGTTCCCGCACTGGAAGACGTATCGAAGTCGCTGAAAAAAGCGGGCAACAACAATGCCCTGCCATCCGGCTCCAGACCCAATCAAAAAATAACGGTGTCGCCGTCCTTCAGCATCACCGTTCACGGCGATGTGAAGGATCCCCGCGAGCTGATCGACAAGCTAATGCCGGACATCGAGCGTCGCCTTACCGAGACCGCGCAGCAAGTGGCGCGCCGCGACATGACGGATCAACCGGTATTTTAAGGAGAACGAATGCCCTATCTGGAAAGTTTGCAATCGGGCCTCAAGTACCTGGTGCAGGCCGGCGAGGCGGGGCGCAAGGACCTCGACGGGATGCTCGGCCCGGTCAATGGCGCCATCGGCGAGATATCCGGCGCGGCTAACGAGCTGGAGAGCATCCCGTTCGTAGGTCCCCTGATCGGGGCCAAATTGCAGCGCGTCACCGGGGCCATCGGCGCGGCGCAGGCGAAGGTGGGCCAAGTCGTCGCGGTATACGGCAAAGCCACCCGCGCAGCCGGTGAGGTTCAGGACCGGATTCAAGTGCTGGGCGAGCAAGCAGCTCGCGCCAAGTCGGCCGTGAACAAGCTGGCCGCCAAGCTCAGCCCGGGATCAGAACCGATTTTCGCAACGGCTGGCATGGCACCCAACGGCACGCCGGCGCCGGAAGCGGTCAAGCCATTCCCTCACCTGATGATCATGCAGCCTCTGGCGCCCAACACACCGCCGTACTTCTTCAACCTGGACACGGCGGCGTTCGATGAACTGAGTCGCTCAAGCGCTTTTCGTTGGGCTGCTCAAGAGCGCCTGACGCGTCGACCGGCACAGCAGGCCGTGGCCATCGGCGAAGAAAAGATCACCATCAAAGGGGCGATATTTCCTTCTTTCAAAGGGGGCCTGAAACAGCTCAACACCCTGCGCAGCATCGGACGGCAACTGCAGCCGCTCATGCTGACGACAGGCTATGGCGAGGTGCTGGGCAACTGGTGCCTTGTGAACCTCAACGAAGAACAGAGCGCGCTGCTGCAGGGCGGAATCCCGCGCAAGCAAGCGTTCACCCTGGAGTTTTTACGCTATGGCGATGACCTGCAGAACG